GTTGTGATATCCGTGATATCTACATCTTCAACATCTTTAATTTCTAAAGACGTAGCCGCAGGAGGGTTGGTTTTGATCGCTACGTAGCCATCTGAAACTCTTTCTATTGTATTGTCGTTGTCCGTGCTCATTATTTTCTTTCCTTTTTGTTAAAGATCGTATTATATTTCTCTAAGTGTTCTTTAGGGATGTCAAGAGTGTACATGTCATCATTAAAAATTTGAGGATCAGGTAATTTCTCTACAATTTCATCATCAACTAAAAGAACGTACGAAACTCCTTTAAACTTACGTCTCGCTCCTGTGTTTTTAGGGTATGTTACAAAGTCTCCTACCTCAGCCCAAGGTTTTTGTTCACCTTCTGAATTTCTATGCTCTGGCCTTGTCCAACAGGAAGGCCCGACAGAAACCACACGCCCTACATTAGAAACATAGTTCATAAAATCTACGTCACTGTCCGGCATAATAATTGTGGAATTCTTTTTGTCTTGAACAACAGGGTAAGGACGAACTAACAGAGTCCATCCTAAAGGTTGTGGTAAATTATCAGGGTCTTTAATCTCAGGAGGAGTGATCCAACCATTTTTATCAAGTTTTAAAGCGGCTTGATACCCGCCTTGTGCGTTTATTGTCATTAGTTTCCTTTTTTACCGTTGGTGCTCAGGGAAGAAAGTCTTATAAAGTTGAGAAAAGTCGTCTTCTACTTCCTTTATAGCTCTTATGTAACCAACGTGTGTGAGGTACTCTTCGTGAGAGATGCCTCCATTACAAATATATTCTGCTATTCGTGTTTTTCTTTGCTTTAAAAGTTTGAAAACTTCTTCACAAAGATTTTCTGGTAATGTTTTTTCCATAATAGCCGTATATTAGCACACCTTTTATTTAGTGTCAAGCTTTTCTTTGCTTGCGTCTTTTTCTTGATTAGCTGCTACTTGTTGGCTCAGCCCTGCAATCATAGAATCAAGGCCTTTAGTCTGTACAAGTTTCTGCATATCGTGAAGAAGCTTCTTGTCGAACTCATCCATACGACGTAGTTCTTTTATTAAATCAAGATCAATCTTTTCTTTCTTCAATTCCAGATCTGCGGTCTTGTGAAGTTCATCAAATTTTTGTTTACGTGCTTCAGTTTGGGTATCCATATATTCAGATTGCGCTATAAGCATAGACGCCTGATCTTTAGGGTTGAGCTGCGCGTTTTCTTGCTCTTGTTGAATTTGTTGTTGGTTCATCTGTGCTATTTGAGCTGCAGCCTCTTGAATAGGAGAGCCAGTATTAGTAGATTGGGCTTTAGCCTGTTCAATAAAGTTTAGTAACATGTGCTCTTGGATATTTGCTTGAAGAGCTATAGCTACTTTTTGCATCATAGGGTTAGCTCCTGACATAGGATCTTGCATGAAAGCTTGTTTTAAAGCTATGTGAGCTTGGTGGTCTTGCCCTTCAAAAGCTTTAATTGGTTTCCCTGACTGAGCAAACTGTATGTCTGTCATAGGGTCGTTCTGACCAGCTTCTTCTGGAGGGGGAAGAATATCATTCACATTAGCGTAATCCATGTTGATATAAAAATGTTTAAGGACTTCTCGCATGTCGTGTTGTTCAGGGTTAGTTTGAGCAACTTGCAATAGTGTTTGCGCCTTAGCCATTCTGTGCGAGTTAGAACTAATGTTAGGGTCACTAACAGGCACAACGTCCACACGTTCGTCATAATCAGCTCTAGAAATCTGCATAGTCTCATTCTCAAGATTGTACTCAATAGAATCAGGAAGAGTTTCAGCATTGATAGAGGCGATTATCCTCAACTCTTGTTTTAAGGAGTTGTGCAATCTCTTGTGGATTGCTGAAAAGAATTTAGTAGACGCGTCAAGAAGAGCCATTGTCGTGCCCACAGGTCCATAGTTAGTGGAGTCTGCAATTACTTGCTCTGTGCTGTCTGCGAACTTTTGACCTTTGGTATCAAGGAATTCTAACATTTGATACAAGGTTTGGTCAGCTCCTTTAAACGGTAGAGGCATAATAGCTTTAGAGATATCTTGGGTCATAGCCTCAATATCTTTAAATTGTCCGGGCATAATGGGGTCACCATCATCTACAATACGTACCCCTTTAAGTTTGAAACCCCCTTGGAGGTTAGCAAATTGGCCAGCATCTACTAAGCTTCGTAAAGAACTTGTAAGAGAAAGTTGTAAGTTACCAAGAAGATGAAGATACCCGAAACTGTAAAAACCAAAACCGGGAACAAACCCATAGTGGGTAAATTGGACTTTCTTTGTGCGTTTATTGTCGTCACGTTTCCAGTTCCTACGAATACCAACAATACGTTTACTGTTGTTTTCAATTGTCACAATGTAAGGAGAAGAAAGTTTGTATTCACTGCTTCGTTTATCCAGACCTTCTATATAACATTCAACATGTTGCTCAAAAAGGGTGTAAACATTACTGTTCTCACTCACTCCTACTTCCACCCCAATTAGCTCATTTGTCTTACGGGTTACTTCAGTAAGCTCTGGAGCTGTGGGAGAACCAAGATCATCTGGTTTTGTATAAAGTCCTGCTTCACAGTCAGCATCAAATTCATAATCTGTTTTGTAAAGTATGTGAGTGTATCTTGGAGATCTAAATAGATCGCTGGCGCTGTTAGGAACAATAACTTGGTCTGCCGGAACAAACTCTGACACTGCTCTTTCAAGATGGGCATCGTAGTAAGTCTTTTTAAAACCAGAGCCCACAAGAGGAACGTACAGCAGCATACGTTCTGCATCAGTAAAGAACTCTGTCATTTCTTCTGTAATTTGGTAATTCAAGTGTTTCTGTACTCGTAAGGCTTGTTCTTCTTTTTCTGTGGTTGTATCACCTAAGACAGAAGTTTTAACAGGGCCTTTTGAAGGAAGTAGTTCATTAGAGGCTTTAGATTGAAACTTAACAGCAGATTCCATAAGTAATGGGTGCTGAGCACTACAAGCTCCTTGAAAGGGAACGTGTTTTTCTTCTACCTTCAAACCTAATAGGTCTAACCCAAACTCAATTGTTTTTAACCATTCAGAACGATCTTGTTCGTCTTGTTCAATTGTAGCTAAGATGTGTAGACTAAGTTCATCAAGAACATCTTCATCTACTTCAGTAACTAAGTTGCTGTAATGTTCGTCTTCTGAATAAACGTAAGGGGAATCACTTTCAGTAAGGTCAACGTCTAAACCTACATCAACAGAACCATCTTCGTTTAAAGTAAGTTCTACTTCATCTCCTAAAGTGTTGCCTTGATCTTCAACAAACTGAGAAAGCGACTTAGGGCCTACTTCTCTCTTACTACGCATTTTTGTGGTGGTGCTTTTTTTAGCCATGTCAGATTATATATGAATTCCTTTTTTTGTTACTTGTCCTCGTACGGATGCATGTGTGAATAGTATTATACACTATTCTAATATTTATGTCAACCAGATACCATAGAAGACCAATACGTCTGTCGTTTAGTTTCCCATTTATCATCATCATCATGATACTGACTGTTTGAATACCCATCATTGTCGATCATAAAGTTATCCCTCATCCATAAGATTGCTTGAGATACTGTATCTACATAGTCATCGTGAGGGGCTTTTGGAAAAGATATAACTTCAGATATGAGTTCTTCTACCCATTCTTTGCCGTTCGGGACATGAATACGTCCTGCTTGGAAGTAAGGAGTAGTGGCCTGCAGCCTAAACACTTTATCTTTTTCTGGCATGTAAGCCATAATTGGAAGACCTCGTTTACGCATTTCGTGAATCAATGATTGGCCTGAAGCTTTATCCTCAATGATAAAGAAGTCTGGTTGAAACCTATTATTAATCTCTTGGGCTTTGTTACACAGTTCTGCAAAATCCCATCTTCCCCTACCAGCGCTTAATAAAATTAAAGATTCTCTGGAAAAGCTTTCTCCATCAAAATCTTTATAGACATTAGTGAAACAACCCCAAACACTGTAAGCACTATAGTCAGCACTTTCCTTAACTGAAAAGGCGGTATCCATACTTACAGTTATAAATTTACATTTAGGAGGTTCCGAGTCTTCCCACCGTTTAAAATGACTTTTTTTAATTATTCCCCCTTCTTCTGCCACAGGAGTTTGCATGTAAAGGGCTAACCACTCTGCTGGCTCCATACCGTCTCTTTTCTCTAATAAGAGCTCTGTAGGCCAAAACTCGGGCCAGAAGGATGTACCTACCGCGAACCTCTCTTCATCGTCCTCCAGCCCTCTTAAAAGGTAATTGGAAGCCTTTTCATCAAGAATGGCAGGAAGAGATACCACATGCCAAGGTCTAGAGGTTTTAGGATTCTTATCAGTTGCTATGCCGTCAATACCTGCCATGAACCCACTAAGGTCTTCTATGTGCCATCTGGTGTTGATGATAATCTCAGCTCCTCGGGGTAGAAGTCTGGTTCTTAACCCTTTTCTGTACCAAGCATTGATGTCTTTACGCCCTGCGTCAGTTGTTTGTTCTGTAAGGGCATCATCAACAATGGAGATGTGGGCCCGCCTACCCGCAATGTTCTGTCCTGCCCCCCTTGCTACAAACCTTCCTTTTTTAGTTGTGTCCCACCGCCCTGCTGCTTGAACATCTTTTTTTAGAACAGTATGGGGGAAGATGGCTCTGTATTGCTCAGAATCTAAAAGATCTTTAGTTGGTCTACCAAAGTTATCGACTGCGAAGTCAAAGTCTGATCCAATGGCAAGGAAACACCAATTAGGGTTTCTTCCAAAACACCAAGCAGGAAAGAGGTTGGAGGCTAATTTTGATTTCATGGAGCCGGGGGGAAGAAAGAGTTGTAGCCGTTTAGGTGCTTTTGTCTTGTCTGTTACGCTTTCTTCTACTTCTTGGAGTTCTTTGCAGATTAGTTCGATATGCCTACCGTCTGTAAACTCTTCAGGCCGATC